GTGGATTAATATCGTGAGTGCCACCGGTCAAACCGGGCACATCACTCATCTCAGAAGACTTATTACGATGGGTTTTAAAGTTCATATTGGATACCACGAACAATGAGACTGTACATCCATGTCCCCCTAGTACAGGGTGACGCCGTGCAGTCGTTCGGCGTTTTGTTTAGCACGGAAATATTAAGGGCGAACCCACCGTTTTGGGCCGTTTAAGGACATGGACCCAATAACAATTAAGGACCTGCTCGTCCGCCTTATGAGGCAACAGTTTAAAGACATGAGGGTCTATATGAGGTACGAATACAATCAAAACATAAAGACTAGAAAGGTAAATCAACATACGCATATACGTCAGGGTCGTTAACCAAACTGACGGTGCGGTTATCATAGAATGCTTCAATGCAGCTTTGCTCCTCGGGACTAATCCCAAAGGCGAGCCAAAAACTATATCTTGTCTGTGGAGAGGGTGGCGCATATGTCCGCAGTAAACTGTGGCTCAGTGATCGCACGCCCCAACCCCAACCAGAATCAAGATTGGCACGGGGTCCAATAGCAGACCTCACATACATTGAATAAAAATTTTGCCAAACTGGCATACCTCCAGTAAGAGCTATACCACCAGTACCAACGGCATGAATCCAACCTGAAACCTCCTTAGGATTACGCAATGGCAACAAAGCCACGCTATCCTTAGGGATGGCGATACGCGGATCTCTAACCATGATATAATCACCACGGGTAGGCCCACAATAAACAGGCTGTGTCTGACAAAATTGAACCTTCTCAAAGTCAAAGACGGGCTCCTCACATATCATCGAGAAACCCATCTGTCTAAACCAAGAGTCCAATCCATCCATAAAGCAACCCAGTTGGGCACGCTCCATGAATACAACACAGTCATCACCATTATTCGCCAGGTGGACATCAACGCCACGGTGCACAGCGTATGAATGGATCATTGCGCACATAAGAACACAGTTTCCCAAACTTGTGTTCATGTCGCCACTCATACGGACACCGTTAGTACGATATTTAAGCCAGCCATCAAGGGTATTTCCACTACATCTGTTGTCTAACTGTTGGGAACATAGACCTTGCAACTCAACCTTGTCCTGGCGACGCCAGAAACAGGAGTTGTAGATCATATGCTCATACTGGAGCGCAGCACGAGAAACATGTTGGTCAAATCTCTCTGCATCCAAACCAACGGCAACAGGGTCTTTAAAGGAATCCCACTTGGTAAACATAAGGCGGCCACTATCAATAGCATTCAACCCTTTCATAACTGTTCGAGATCCATAGACATCACCTATCGCATCAAAAATCCTCTCTTCAATTGGCCGAATAAAACGGCCAAAAGCAACGTTAAACCTGGGCGATCTAGGAGAGACCACCCGAGGCACGGCATCGGGTTTGGAAGTACTATTAAACTTCTCAAACTTCACAAATACCTTAACATTTCCATCCTTAAGAGTCAATGGCTTCCTATCCAAGGACTCTAATGCTCCTTCATACACCACTCGCTTGCGGCCCCGGTAAGTGTCAACAAATTGACGCTCACTAATCGGAACGGTAGAGGGCAAATGGCGCTTAATGGCGGTAGTAAAACCAGCCAGAGCAGTAAAGAAATGTTCGCAACTCTGCGGTCGGAGGGGTTCAACAAAAACGCCATCGCGCTTAACAAAGAACACACGCTCCAACACAGCACGGGTTAACGCAGTGATACCATTATTATGAGTAAGGAAAACAACCGGTGGAGAGACACCAGCTATGGTAGTAGTTTTCCGCTCTTTCGGGGTCCCGAGAACTCTATGTACCTCCAGATTGGTGTGGCCGGGGACCTTGCTAGGCAAGCAATCCACA